AGAACGAAGCATATTGCATGAACTGCAAAAATGTTGATGAGACGCTGACAATTCCTGTAACGGAGGATGCCTGCACTCTCGCTGCGGTGGAATTTGTTAAGATCATCCAACGATAATATAGAGCGTGTTTGCGGCTGGCGAAGTGATCGCGGAATATCCAGCAGACGTAATCTGCATCATATTCGTGAGCTGAGTTGCGCCCGTGATGCCGGTCGTTACCGATCCGACCTTTCCGCTGAGATCCGCTGAGAGTCCGCTGATCGTGCCGACGGTCAAAGTTGAGTTAGTCCAAAGCGTAACGGCTGAGTTCCAAAGGATCGTTTGGTTGTTTTGCACCGAAGTCACCAACACGTCGTGCAGTTCCTCAAGTTCAAATCCGTTTTGCGGTCGGATATATAGCTGGCCGTTGCCAGCATTCGCTCGCTCTACAACTCCAATAAAAACAATATGGTCGGGTTGCGTTGGCTTAACTCGCGTAAATGCTCCTGGGGTCGTGTCGAGATAGACGGAATCTCCTTCCGCATACGGCGATCCAAGCGAAAGCCCATCTATCACGCCTTGAGTGATTATGAATCCGTTCTGGTTTGCGCCAATGCTTTCGGCAACAAGGCCAATAGTTTTGGATGAGCTTGAATCAGCCACATTGGATGCCCTTTTTACGCTTGCGCGGTTGCCTGTTGCTCCGAAAAGACAGACTACCTCGCCCTTGTTGAGCGTTGTTGCCTCTGCGTTGCGAACGTAGGCGACAAGCATTGATCCCATTTGCAACTGCACGTTGCCGCCTACAAGACCGACCTGTGGAGCGCCTTCGGTTGCATTCCAGAACATCTTGCCGACGGCATTCGCCTCGGTTGCCGCTACGTTAAAATTAAGCGAGTCCGCAGGAACGTCTGCAAGCATCGAGATTGTGCGCGATGCGGAGAAGTCGCCTCCGCCCGTAAGCCCTGTGCCTGCCGTGATAGCTGTTATTTTAAGAGCCTTGGCGTCAAGCGCACTTTGTAAATCGGTCTGGTTTGCGAGAGTTCCCGTAATACTTCCCCACGTTACAGAGGACAGTTTTGAATCGAGAACCGTTTGAAGATCGGTCTGGTTTGAAAGCGTGCCGGTTATACCGCCCCATATCGCTGCGCCACCGCCACCGCCACCCGTAACCCACTCCGTATCGTAGTCGGAGTTGGTTTTCTTCGCGAGCACTTGCCCCGTAAAGCCCCCCGTAACTACACCCGGCCCTACCGGCCCCGCTGGGCCTTGCGATCCTGTCGGCCCCGCCGCGCCCGTTACCAACTCGGTGCGAAGGATGGGTTGATAATCTACCTCTGGGACTTCGCGCCCCTCGTCTTCGGGAAAGAAAATACTCATTTGTTAATGTCCTCTAGCGTGAAATCTACGGATACGGCGTCTTGGGAAAGCTCGGCAGATGTAACGCGAAAGCGACGGCCACCGATAACAAGAACATCTCCGAGAGAAATCGTCTGCACGAATGCATCGTAAATCGCCGTAATGGTCATGGATGCCGAGTCCATGAATCCGCCGTCAGCTAGGCTGTTGTCGCGCCGGTATGTTGTCCGGTTCGCGAGAAAGTTACGCTCTCCGAACGTAACTGCCAACGGCAGTTCGTTCATAATCGCGCTTAAATCGTTCGTAAAAATGTCGAGCAGTCCCACAAAGTGGGCTTCACGTCAAAACTTGCGCTCTACACGTCGCTGGTTCGGGTGCTTGAAGTCGTGTTTCGGACTATCGGAAATATGAACCCAGCTTTTACGAAGCGCGGATGCAAGGATGCTTGTGCTTGTGTTGATCGTAACCACCTCTTGCGCGTCTCGAATATACGCGCACATATATTCTATGCTTTCAAACTCTGCCATCCCGTGAGCGGCCTTCCCAGCGCAAAGAACTGGTCGTCCGTTTGCGACTTGGTGCGCTACGGTAATGACGTCTCGAACGTCGATCTTTTTATCCTGCGAGTATCCGGTAGGAAAGCAAAGAACCCAAGACCTGAGTTCGGGCGGCGTCACTATTGCGGGCGAGTTGAGCACTATCTGGCGGTCGATGTCTTTTCCTTCTGGAAATAGTCCGTAAACGTAATCACTCCAGCCCAGCTCGCTCGCACAAAAGTCTTCGTGCAAGTCCGGCCAAATTTGAAGGTTGATGATGCGGTGAAAGCCGCTGTGGTCGTTCTGTGGATAAAGTGGTTTGCAATAATCCACCATCTCGAAAAGACCATGATATTCCGGCAGGCATTCAAACATCACGTTGTGGCCTTGATCTGCGAAATGCTTTGCTATCGGCAAGCACCGCACGATGTCTCCGAGTCGCAAATGGTAAACAATTAGGATGTTCAAAACGTGTAGTATTGATCTACTGTTTTCCCTGCGACCCACCCGTGGAACCCGAAGGAACGATCCGGCCCCGCCGTGTTTTCTTCAATGTAATGCTCCCAAGAGAACTCCGCTGCCACGTTTACCGGCGCGTATTTGATGCCGTTGTCGCGGAAGCCTTGCTCCATTGTGCGACACAAAAAGACATCTCCCGCTTCGCCCTTCCAAAGTGCCTCGGCCCTTGCTGCCATCTGTAAAAATTTCTGACTTTGGAGCGTGAATCCGGTATTTCCAACACGATGTCCGACGTTCCAAAACGCAGGCCAAGGCGCCCCGATCATGTCGTATTCAAGCCATGAATCCTGCCATAGATGCGGGTTTGCAATGAACCCGTCATGCGTGCAAATGAGCGCGTGAGAAGTGTCGAAATAGTCGGCAAAACGACCCATCTCCCAGTGCATCGCTTGTTGATACGTGCAGTCTTCGGCAATGTAAACGGCGTCACCAAACCCACCCAAGCCGCAAAGATGTTTAAATAATTTTCCGCTTTGTTCGTGCCTAGACCTTAAGCCTTCAAAGACAATTAGAGTGACGTCCTTATTCATTGATCAAATTCCTTAGTTCTCGATTTTCAAATGTAAGCCTCAAAACCTCATCTTGCGAATCTCGCAAACTTTGCCAAACAACACTTAATTTTAAATGCTCTCTCGCCTCATCTCGCTCGTGTTCTAAACGCTTTCCTGTTTTTATAACTGCCTGTAAAACATCCCGCGCCTCGTCACGCTCGTTGCAAAGTTTGTTGATGGCCAGCATATGTTCGGTTGCCTCTGTTGCGTATTTGTCCCTTGCCTCGTCGCGTTCTAACAGCAAATCGGTTATGACATTTTGTTGAGCAATCACAACCTCCCGCGAGGCCAACGCCTCCCGCGCCTCGTCGCGCTCGCGTTCCAGCCTCTCACAGCACTCCTTGAGCACAAAACTCCATTGCCCATTGGACTCCATTACTGCTTTTTGCGTCTCTGGTGTATCACTCATTTCGAGTGTAGTTCTTCAAAAATTCCCTTCGCTCTTTCATACTCTGACGGATCGTTGCCACGCTGATATGTCGCATCGAGCGGACGATCTTCAAAAAACGGGTGATGATGAACGATAGCAATGTCACGAGCATCCACAATCGCCCCATTCTTCGCGGCACGAAAGGTGAAATCTGTGTCGCTGTACACGTTTCGGAATCTTGGGTTAAATAGTCCATTTTGCTCATAATATTTGCGCGTCATGATCGCCATGCAAAGTAATTCGTCCTTGCGATAGCCGTCCGAGATCCGAAGCACCTGCGGTTTTGAAATGTCGAGGCGCTTCTCAATCATATCGTCCCACCCTGGCGGGCATTCCCAGTCGTCCGAAAGTTGTATAATAATATCTCCCGACGCCTTGGCCGCTCCTAGGTTCCACGCTCCGACGGAATACCCTTGGTCTTTTTGCGTAACGGATCTAAAGCGTTTGAGCACGTCTGCCGTAGTGTCGTCGTGATCGACTGCAAAGATATGCTCTACGCGCTCTGGATGCGTTGCGCGGGATAACCATAGCGTCATACATTGCACGGCCTCCACGGGCCTTCCTCGCGTTGCGTGGACGAGAGAAATCTTGGGCTTATTCGATCCTGCCAACGTCTCGCGCTCGATCTCTTCTGCGTCTTCGTTGCGTCCGAGAAGTCGGAGCACCCATGCGTAAAGTTGATCTCCCTTCCATCCATACCACTCCTTGCGGTGCGTCCATTGCGGGAACTTCGGTGTTGGCACTTCGAGCATTTCTTCTACCACTTTCAGCGCTTCTTGGTATTTTTTATCATCAAGCAAAATGCTGGCTTCTAGTCCGTAGGCTTCGCGGCGCTTTGGTTCAAGCTCTCGCGCTTTGCGTGCAAGGTTGAGCGAAGTTGCGCCTGACGTCAGGTTTGCACAGTTTAACAATACTTCGTAGCGGTTAACGCCGTCGAGATCGCTCAAGGCCAATGCCTCGGAGCCGTATTTTGCAGCGAGTTCTTTGTTGCCTGCGATGAAGTTCTCGTAGTGCAAATAAAATTTGAAGTGCGACGTCATCCGGTCTTGGTGCATCAATATGCGGCGGTTGCGCTCGCTGCTGTTCCTGTGACCTAGCGGCGGCTTGTGCGTGATCTCCAAGTCGCGCCGCATATACACTTGAACGTCTTTCGTGGGCTGCGCGTTTTCGTGAACAGGACGATGCCACCATGCTGTTTTGAAGCGGAAGAAGCGCTCGCGTGGTGCGCGCTTCCCTTGTTCTGGAATGACGTAGTCGGTCAAGATCCAGTCTTGTTCTGGTGGGCATTCCTCAAGTGCGGCGAGCGTAGGGGCGACCATTTCCGGTTCAATAATGTCATCGCAGTCTGCCCACATTACCCAGCCATCTTTTCCTGCTAGTTCGTAGGCCTTCGCAAACGCCTTGTTCCTGGCTTCGCCGAAATTGTCGAGATGTTCCCAGTCTGCGACTAGCGGAGAGTTGAGATACTCGTCAACGTGGCAACCTAGTTCCTTTGCGATCTCTAGCGTGCGGTCTGGCTTGAGTGCTCCTATTGCGCGAACGATAACGATCTCGTCACATATCTGTTGGAGTGACTTAACGCACCGCTCGATGCGCGGTTCTTCGTTGCCGCAGATAAGCCCTGCGACTAGCTTCTGTTTTTGTTTCATGTTTACTCTTGAAGTATATGTCAACAAAAACAAAAAAGCCACCCCTTTCGAGGTGGCTTTTCCGATGCTTACTTGCGGGGAATCCTAGACGTATCCGGTTGTGATGCGGATGATGCTGGAGCCGTCGATGACTTTCTCGGCGCTGTTCTGACGAACGCGGAGAACGTCGGCACGGCGAGCTTCGTCGCGATAGGTTTCGGAAACGAAAGGCACTGGACTATCAGCAGCCCATACAATCGTGCGACCGAATCCACCACCGGAGAAGTCACCGCCGACCGTGTTGGCGAGTGCCATGTAGGTGTTGCTCCAGATGAACCCGCCCGAATACACTTGGCCTTTTTTGGCTGTGTTTTTGGGTGCGCGGCCTACGAGAACGCGGTCGACTCCGACAGCGGCGGCAACTTCGCCTTCGCTCAAGAGACGGCTTTGGTCGGAAGGAACAATGCCGAAGAACTGGTTCTGAACTTTAGCGGAGCGGCGGATGCGCTCGAATACAGGCATGGACATGATCAAGGTGTTTGCAAGAACGCCGTATTTGGCGAGTTCGAGCTTTGCTTGGGCAACGTCGCCTGGAACGTCAAAGGATGTTATGTTCGCGTCGGTATATGCTGCCGATGCGCTGATCGCGGTCAAACCGTTAGCGGCGAATGCTGCGGAAGCAACACGGGCCTCGTGGCTGACTTGGATCTGGCGGAGCAACATCGCGGCGATGTTAACTTCGGTGTCGAAAAATCTGTCGAGATCGCGGCGGTTAGAGTCAGGAAGAACTTCCTCAAGACCGTATTCGATAGCGTCGAACGAGTCGCTCGTGAACCGGCGGCTAGTGCGGGGATATCCAGCACCGGCTGCGATCTTGAGCGCATCGTCGTTGAGGGCTTCGGAGTCGCCGAGGTTCAACTTCAGATATGCGCCGGAGCGAACGTCTGAGCTGAACACGGGCATGACTTCTGTGCCGATGAACAAATTGTTTTTGTTGGAAAGACCTTCAAAAACGGCCTGCGCAATATCAGCGCGGATGGTTGTGTATGAGAGTGCCATATTGGGTAGTTAAATTATTGGTTGAACTTAGGGACGTATTCGACGATGTCACCGGCTACGCCGCTGTTGATCGCGATGCCGAGAGTAGCGGCGCTGGCTGCGAGGCTTCCGACGATGGTTCCATTCGTCACAGCGAAGACGGAGCTGCCTGCGGTAACGATACCGGCGGCGGCTACGATGCCGAACTGCGATGGGAAAAACATTTTAACAGCGCCTTGATCAGCGGCGGCGGTGTCGTCTTGGACAACTCCGATTGCTGCGGCTCCGGTTGATGCTGCTTGCGCAGCGTTGTCGCCTGACACGCTCACGAGAGTGTTGGCGCTGATAGCGGAAGCGAAGTTAAAACTCCGGATTCCTAGGTCGTTTTGTGTTGCCATAAATTAGTTGGGATTAAAAGTTGAGTTGATTGTTGTCGCGGGCTTCAATGTAGGCTTCGCGGTGGTTGCGCATTGCGAAACGGATCGCTTCGGTGCGGCTGCCGAGTTCCTCGGTTTTCTGGGTGATGATCGCCTTTAAGTCGAATTTCTCTTCGGCTTTTTCTTCTGCGACTACCGAAGCCTTAACTGGGGCGGCTCCGAAGTTGCTGATGATCGTGTCGAGTTTGGCTTCGAGCTTGGAAATTGCGCTGAGTTCAGTGGCCATCTCTTCTTTCATTGGCTCTGCTGCTGGCTCTTCGGCTGGCATTTCCATTTTGTTCTTGTAGTCGCCGAAGGCGGTTTCAAGAGCGGCGAGACGAGAAACGATGTCAGCGATGCTGACCTCGTCCTCCTTGGGTTCGATTTCGATTGTTGCGTCTTCCATTTGTTTGAAAAATTTGTCAACTTGCTTGGCGGTAAAACTGAAAAGCCCGGTCGCATTTGCGGCTGGTGTTTGCACGAGATCGGCGCTGTAGAGTTCGGTGCAGGATGCGAAGTCCATTCCATTGACCTCGCGGATAGGGCCGCTGAAAGCGATACTGATCCCGAATGTGTCTGGGAGCTTGCTTGAAATCTCCAAGACGTAGTCGCGCATTGGCGATGTTTGGAGAAGGTTGAGATCGCCGAGAAGTTGAGATCCGACGATGCGGAAATTGTTTACATATCCGACGATGTCTTTGATCCCTGCGCCGTGGTCGAGGTTGACCTTCACACCACCCTTGTATGACTCCGCGCACTCTTTGACTTCCATCAAAGTCTGCTCGTCAACGTATAGCCCGTGGCCTTTCGCTTCGCCGATTGAAATTATTGATACGCCTTCGATGACATCCATGCGAGGGCGCAAATGTCAAATGCTATCCATCAATTCCATTGCCGCTTGTGCCATCAAATAAACTTCCAACTCGTTCTCTTCTTCGCATCCAACAACGTTGAATGTGGACGAGATCGAGATGCCTACGCGACCCGTTCCGGCGTGGTTGCGGTGGCCTTTTGCTGTTGTGCTTGCGCTTATCGAAAGCGCGGCGTCGGACGTGCGAGAATTGAATGCGCTCCCTGTTACATTTATCTGCGTTCCTGCGCTGATATCGACGTTGCCGACCGAATATCTGAGTCGGTTGCCGAGTGCGTAGAGCGTCACTTTGCGCTCGTCCCGCCGTCCGCCACCACCAGGAAGATCGGTCGGAGTGATAGGAACTGGAGGGACTACCGAAACGAACAATAAACCCTGCACGCCGATGGAAAGCGGCGTTGGGCTTGGAAGTAAGCCCTGCGTTGCGATGAGCAGGGAAGCTAACATACGGTTAGACTCGCGTGACTATCGTGCTTGTGGTTCCGTCGCCGGTGATCGCTTGAGTGATCGCTCCAGCCGAGCGGAGCGTTGGAGTGACGGTGAGCGCGTTTGCGATGTCGAGTCCGTGGATCTTATGAACCTCGGTGATCTGCGTAAGCTCTGGAGCGAGTTCTGTTCTGACGGCGCTTGCATTCCCTGCCGCTGTTGGTATCGCGGAGAGCTGAGTGTCGAGGTTTGCGGTGGCGAGGCCCATTGCGTCACGCACATTTTGAGCGGTTAGCGTTGCCGTGCCTGTTGTCGCATCTACGGGGACTCCGAGCGCAACCGATCCAGCCGCTGGAATGTATGCAACGCCTATCAATGCTCCGCTTGCGTATACGGTCCCAAAGCGAACGTCTGTGATGGCGGCTTGTCCTAGCGAGTTGTCGGCGGTGAAAAAATCGCTGTATGTCGTCGATCCGTTTTTTGCTTGGCGGAATTTTGCCGTTGTCGGAGTTGGGTCGATGAGATATTTGACCGCATAGATGGCAGGCGTTCCGTTTGCGCTGCTGATGAGCGAGCCGCTAACTTTGACGCTGGCTGCGGTGTTAGATGATACTAACCCACTCGCCGAGTTAGTCGCGGTGATGTCGCCTGTAGATACGATTGTTCCTGTGCTGGCGTTGTTTAGGCCGTTGGAAGCGGTGCCACTCCCGCCGGTTACCGTGCTGGATGTGATTGTGATCGTTCCTGAGCTGGCGTTGTTTATGCCGTAGGGGAGGGAGCCTCCACTCCCGCCGGTTACCGTGCTGGATGTGATTGTGACCGTTCCTGTACTGGCGTTGTTTATGCCGTTGGGATTATTTCCGCTACTCCCGCCTGTGATTGTGCTAGAGGTGACGGTGATTGTTCCTGTGCTGGCGTTCTGGATGCCACGGGAGTCATTGCCACTCCCGCCCGTAACCGTGCTGGATGTGATTGTGACCGTTCCTGTACTGTTGTTGTTTATGCCGGGGGTTGAGCCAACAGTTCCACCCGTAACTGTGCTGGATGTGACATTGATCGTTCCTGTACTGTTGTTGTTTAGGCCGAAGGAGAAGCCTCCACCTGCCCCAGTAACCGTGCTGGCATTCGTAATATCTATAGCTCCTGCCGCTGACGTAGATTCAATAGCGTGCGGCCCGTTTGCGGTGGTTGTTCCCGACACCCTTCCGCCGATTGCGACAATTCCGTTGAGCGTTAATGTCCCGCTTGATGAAAATGCAATAGCGCGAGTCGATAGCGTAAAGGCCGACCCTATTGCATGGCATGAAGCAAGTGTCGAGCTTGCGGCGGCGGAAACGGTCAAGCAATTCGCGGAGCCTGCTTGGATGTATGCACCCGTGATATTCCAGTTTGCCGCTAGTGTGAATCCTCCGCCCGTTGCAATAGTCAGCGGCGTGTTGACGTAGTTCAACAAAGCTCCCATGCGGCGAGCCGTGCCTGTTGTAGCTGTTCCTGCGTTGACGGCTTGGAAAATCTGACCGACTGCTGAGGTGATCGCGACCGGAGTTCCTGCATTTGTTCCTGGAGCAATGCAGTTTGCCGTCAATGCAAAGTTGGTCGTTCCAAGCGAAACGACCATGTAGATTTGTCCCGGAATAAACGAGCCAGATGTGTCCACGGTTGAGCCGGTCAAGTCGATGGATTGATCAAGTGCGACTGTGAATCCGTTTGCGTAAACCGTATCATTCAATGATGGAACTACGCCGCCACTCCATGTTCCGACTGCGCTCCAGTTCCCAGATGCTTGAGCTTTTATGACGGCCATATTTTAAAGCCCTTCTGCGTAAATGAATTTTTGAATTGCGGCTGAAACTTCATCGACGGCGACTATTGCTGGTTGGCTCGCAACTGCGAGAGAACCGAATAAAACCGTGCGATTGTTTTCTTGCGACTGCTCGATCTGGTCGCCTTCAAATCGTGTCGGCGTAAGCGTCAATACAACGCTCGCATCCTGTTGATCTGGCGAGTTGTAGCGGCTCGCTGTTGTGAGCGTCATCGTATAAAGATCAAAGGTCTTTCCGTCGATAATAATTGGGTTGGTCGGTTTCATATTTATGCTAAAAGAATGAGTGCGTTATTTTCGGTTGGCTTAGGAAATTTCAATTCAAATGCGCCGTCGAAGACGTGACGCTCTCCGCCGAGATTGATAACGCAAAGCGTTGCGTTGCCTTTGCTGGCATTGTAGACCATCGCGCCCGATACGCTGAATGTTGCATTCTTTAGTTCAACGTCATCGAATGTCATAAAGGCATTTTTGCCGATGCTGCCGGTCTTGAATCCCTTGAGCTTGACGCCTCCGGCTTTGTAGCCCTTGCCTTTGATCTCGCCTTCGGAAACGTATGCTTTAGTTTGCGGCCCGACTTTTGCCGATGCCGAATAGAATGCAATGCGGTAGTCATCTCCAGGTTGGTGGACGCCTGAGATCAGCGCCCGCTTAGCTTCAAGTGCAATTCCTTGTGTGATCATTTATTTTTTCTCCCATTGTGCCATGCACACGGCGGTGCGCTGGCTCTCGTCTGGATATTCGCTCGACATCGTTCCGCTCACCATGCAACGGCCTATGAAGTCGTCTTGCTCTTCGTTTCTTTCGGGTGTCGGCATAACAAGCTCATGCTTTGTTTCAAATCCGGTAATGCGTCCGAACGGATCGCGAACGGCAAGCGATACCTTCATCTGTTCGGGTTGCGATGCCTGCATCCCCTTCACTTTATCAGCGGCCCAAACTTGCCCTGCGTCTCCGCCCCACAATGCCCATGCAATGCGGCCTGCGGATGGGAAGCCGTCTTCCCCTTGTTGAAAACCCTGTCCCTTTTTATCAACTTCGTGCCGTGAAAAGAACGAGTGCATCCGCTTGACGGTATCGTCTGACAAGTTCTTGCCGTTGGAAATGTCGCGAGCGCGTGCAACTCCTACGGCAGTTCCGCCTCGGTTGTATTCTTCGCGCCATTTCAAGCCCTTTAGTGCCTCTTCTACCATCCCCTTGCTAGGCTTGTTCTCGTCTGCGAGATCAACTTGCTTGGGTTTCTCTTGGGTTTGTTCTGGCTGTGGCTCTTCTTGCACGATAGGCGCGGCTATAGGCGCGAGCGCGGCGGCTTGAATGGGAATGATAGAGTCCGAAATGTATTCCGCAGGAATGTCCATCTCGTTTGCGAGTGACACGATCATCGCGCTTTCCTTCGCCCGTGCGCGAAGCGCTTCCTCGTAATCTTCGCCCATATCGGAATAAATTTGTCCTGCGGTCTTGAGTCCAGCTTTCCACAAGTTGATGTCTGCATTGGCTTCGCGTCCGTAGTCAATCGAAACCTTGGCAGGCCAGCACCAGCGGCCATCGAGCAAGTATTCGGAATCTGGAATGAGTCCGCGTGCGGCGGCGTCGAGTAAGATAATATTTTTTATCCTGTCGAGAAATTTGCCTTCCAGTAACCCACGCCAGCGCAAGAAGGTTCTCTCTGCCATTGCCGCTTCCATCCTTGCCATTGGCCCGCTCTTATCGGCGTCGAATGCGAAGCCGTAGGGCAACCCGACAGCCATGCAGATATGAGCTTGGATGAGTCGGATAAATTCTCCGAATGCGCCGGTCGGACGGTCGCTCTTGAACATCTCCATTTTCTCGCCAGATCCGAGATAATTGACCGTGCCAGGGTCGAGAGACTGAAGGCGGGCGACTTGACCTTGATCATTTGAGTTGCCGCGTGCGAAATAGTCGCCAGCGTCAGCGGCCCCGCTCTCGGTCGTTATCACGCCGCTTTGATAGCTCGCGTATTTGATCGCCTGCACCTCGGCTTTTATTGCTTCCTGCAAGTCGCGCGTTGCGTTTAACGCAGTAGCGAAAGCACTCCGCCCACGATATTCGTCAAGTCTTGCTGCGTCGAACAAGTGGATAAACTCTTTTGCAGGAATATCAGTAGGAGAAATGTACTGGTTATTAATAGTACGCGTGAAAATTGTGTATGAAACGGGTCTTCCATAGTCGTCTACGTTAATGCCGCCGATATATTTATCCGTGTCCGTTCGATCATAAGGCGATCCGATGCGGTCGGCTTCGACGCTTTGCAGCTTTAGGTCTTCGCCGTCGCGAACGATGATGAATCCGCAGTCGCCATCGCGTAGCATTGCCGTGACTGCAAGCTGAAGCAATGTGGTAAAATTATGGCGACCTAGGAAATCGCACTCGTTAGTCCACTTCTGCCAATACTTTTCGATCTTCGTATCAACTTCGTGATCGCCGGTGCGGGCTTGGTATGCGATGCGCCCCGAAACGTAGGTTGCAAATTTGAGAAGTAGCGAACGGACAGGCGGAAAATTGTCTGCAAGATCGCGAGCGGCCCGAATGAGCGAAAGTCTTTCGCGAGTTCCTGCGGTATCTTCGCCGCCGGACACTCCTCGACTAATCCCGCGCTTTTCGCTCGTCAATGCAGAATCAAAGCGCCCGAAGTTGCGAAGCTTCGCTTGGTTGACCATGCGATCCAGCGCGGCCTTTGGCGCAACAAGAGAAAGGGCTTTTGTGATGATGTCTTGCATTATGGGCGCTGTGTTGGGAACGTCGGCGTGAATCTCCTTATACGCGAGCCGCTGGCGTTGTCAATAGCCGCTTGCAATTCCTTTATCGTCTGTGCGACCTCGGCAAGATTGGCGCGAGTGAACGAGCGCCCCGCGATGCTATACGACGCGCCTGCAACGGCGATTGCCTTCAAGCAAGCCGTGAAATCGCCCTGCAATTCTTGCAGAGTTGCAAGAGGCAGACCGAAGAATGATTTGTTCATCGCCATTTAAATGTTCCTTGTGTCAAAACTAGCTCTCCGCTCCTA